AGAGGGACAACCAGAAAAGTATGAGGCTATTCGTGAAAAAGCGAAAGAGCTAGCACACATGATTGACGAACTATGTCCTAATAGCCGTGAAAAATCAGTTGCTATGACTAACCTAGAAACTGCTGTAATGTGGGCTAACGCTTCAATCGCACGTAATTAAGAGCCTTCTTCGAAGGCTTTTTATTTTGCTTTGAAAACTGCATCAAACAGCCAAAACACTATGAGTTTAGAGGGCGGAGTTTGGTGTGGTTTTGAGAGCAAAAAGTTATTAAGGTTTTGTATAGACCTTTTACTCTATTATTGAGTAAAAGGAGAGATTAAAATGGAACCTGAACAAGAGAAGAAAAAAATACTCTATTTTAAAGTTTTAATATATACCGCAATCATATCTTTTGTAGTGTTTTTTATTGTATTATTTTTCATTCCATATATAGTAAATAATTGGGTGATAAATAGTGTGGGGAATAATGATAGTAGTTTAGCTGGAAGTTGGATAAGTTTTTGGGGGAGCTTTTTAGGTGGAATAGTTGGTATGTTTGCTGTTTTATTGACTACTTATTTATTGATTAAGAGTCAAAATGAGAATCATAAAGAACAACTTGATCAACAAAGGGATGATGTAGTTAATTCTATCAATAGTTCAGTTAGACTTGAACGCGAGAAATTTATGGTTCAATTTAATATAGAAAAATATGAAAAAGCACTATTACTTTTTCATAAATTAGAAAATAAATTAAATTTACACGTAGATAGATTTAATCAAGCAACAGGGTTTGTAAGTGAATATTTCAATTATAAAATAGAACCAAAAATAATTATTCCGAGCGAACATTTTGAAATTTACCCAGAAATGGTAGGGGAGGTTGATAAAGAAATTAGAGATTTAATGCTTGAGTTATCAACTCTTGAAAGAATAATAAAGCCCTTCAATCTATCCGAAGTTGATAAATATATTTTTCAATATTTAAACGAAGTTAGTCATGATGTAAATTTAATAAATACAACAAAAAAGGTAGAAATTATGTTTAAAAATACTATGAATAGTCAATTATCTAATATTCGTAAAGAAATAAAAAGTTGTACTGAAAACATCCATTTATATATTAAAGAAGAACTGGAAAAATATAAGCCCGAAAAAATCGATTTAGAGAAAAACGAATAAAGGTAAATGTAAAGACGTTCTTGTAACGTCTTTTTTTATTTTTTGATAAATGGATACTTAGAAAATATTGAATATGGAGGTGGTGGTGTATGAGATATGGCTAGAGCGAGAGACCCTAATCGAGATAAAGCATTTGAAATTTACAAGGAACATAACGGTGATATTACAAATCGATCAATAGCTGAAATGTTGGGTGTTCCAGAAAAAACAATTGGTTCATGGAAGTCTAAATCTAAGGACAATTGGAACGAGAAATTAAACGGAGTACTCCAAACAGACGAACGGAGTACTCCGATAAAAAACGTTCAGAGAGAAAGAGGAGCACCTATTGGTAATGCTAACGCAAAAGGCAATAGAGGTAATAAAAATGCGTCAGCTCCAAAACAAAACTCAAATGCTCTGACACATGGATTCTTTGCTAAGTTCCTACCAGAAGAAACGCTTGAAATCATGGAGGCAATGAACGAGCGTTCTCCAGCCGATTTAATCTGGGACCAGATACAAATACAGTATGCTGCAATTATAAGAGCTCAACGTATTATGCACGTTGAATCGAAAGACGAAATCATAAAGGAGCTCAAAAAAGCAAAATACGATTACTATCCACGTTCTAAAGAGGATGGCGGAGGCGTAGAAAAGGCTGTAACAGAGGAAGAATATGAATTCCAATTCGCATGGGAAAGACAGGCGCAACTACTCACTGCTCAATCGAGAGCAATTGGGGAGTTGCGTTCTTCTATTCGTCAATTTGTTGAAATGGCTGATGCTGATGATGAGCGTCGCTTGAAGCTTAAGCAAATGCGTTTGAACATCAAAAAAACAAAAGCCGAGTTAGAGAAAATTACAGAGCCAACAGGTGATGATGATACCTTAGAAATCGTTATTACACACAAGACTGAGAGGGATTCAGATGCAAGTGAATAAGGAGATAAACCCTCATTTCGGCAACTTCCTAATGGATTGGACAAAAAAGTTTCAATTCCTTATTGGTGGATACGGTTCCTCGAAATCTTATCATGTAGCCTTAAAACTCGTTTTAAAGTGTTTACAGGAAAAGCGAAAGGTCTTAGTAATACGTGAAGTTTATGACACGCATAAAGACAGTACCTTCGCATTGTTTAAGGACATTTTAGAGTCTTTGGATAGATTGGATGATACAGGTCGAAAACGCATTGCAAAAGGCAAGGCAAGGGCTAAAGAGAGTCCATACGAGATAGTGTTCAGTAATGGTTCAAGGATAATTTTTAAAGGGATGGATAAACCAGCGAAATTAAAGTCTATCCATGATATCAGCATCATTTGGGTAGAAGAAGCCTCCGAAGTTAAGTATGAGGGTTTTAAAGAGCTAGTTGGTCGTTTACGTCATCGTAATTTATCGTTACACATGATTTTATCTTCAAACCCAGTAGATGAAACCAACTGGATATACACTCATTTCTTTGTGGATGAAGAAAATGAAAAAACAACATTAAATGATGAAGAGTTATACAAGTTAAGGGAAATCAAAACTGAAACAACGTATTACCATCACTCAAAAGCAGACGATAACATGTTCCTTCCGCAATCGTATATCGATGAATTAGACGACATGAAGAACTATGATCCTGATCTACATCGAGTAGCCAGAGAGGGTAAGTTTGGAGCGAATGGCGAGAAGATATTACCTCAATTAGAAGTATGGGATAGTGCTGATGTACAAGCTCAACTGACTTCTGACAAGGTATATAAAAACGGCATGGACTTTGGTTTTTCAGATTCATATAACGCAATTGTGCGTATGGCAGTAGACATTGAAGAGAAATGGCTATATATCTTTTGGGAGTATTACACCAAGGGTAAAACAGACCCCGAGATTGCTGAGGACATGATGAAAGCAGGATTACAGAAAGTAATGATTAAAGGTGATAACGCTGAAGCTAAAACAATTGTCTATCTACAACAGCGAGGATTTCGTATTTTACCATGTTACAAGCTAACGAGGGTTGAAAATACTAAGAAGATGAAGCGATTTAAAAAGATAATTGTTTCAAAGGATTGCCCAAATACAATCAGAGAGTTGAAAAACCTAACACAGAAAAAAGATAAGAACGGCAAAGCAATACCTGGAGAGTTTAATATTGACCCTCATACATTTAGTGCTATGTGGTATGGCCTTGATGATTATGAGGTAACAAACGTTAAAGGTATGAATGCTGGTTACAGAGGTAGGTGATAAGAATGAATGTTAATCAACTAAATCGAAAAGAAACCATAGCAAAGCGCATGCAAGTGTTTCAACCATACATCGAATACATTGATCAGTTTGGTTTTAATGAAACGCTTATTCCTAAATTAATTGCCGACCATAAGTCAATTAAACAGGATGTGCAGTTGCTGCAGAAACGTTATGAAGTCAGTACCGATGGAGTTCCGATTCTAACGAGAGACCCTGTTCCTCTTGATTTGGAGAATGAAAAGGTGCGAAGGTTAGATGCACTCGTTAATAACAAGGTAAATACAGCCTTTGATGCTGACATAGTAGATACCAAAGTGGGCTATATGTACGGCATACCTGTTAACTACACTGTTGAAGGTGTACGTGATGAACCGAGATTACAGCCCTTAGCAACAGAAATAGACAACTTTAGGATTAGAAATGCTGTTGCTGATAAGGATGCTTCGTTAGGAAAACAAACAGATATAGCTGGCTATGGAGCTCGATTAGCTTATGTAGCCTTAGAAAATAATAAACCTGTCCTACGTATTATGAATGTTGATACGGACGAGGTTATTTTTTTATTCGAAGAAACAATTGCTGAACCAAAATACAGCATGCGTTACTATGACACATTCGTTTTAGATCAGCAAGCTAACAAGCAAAACGTCACTAAGGTAGAATTCTACGATACTGATACTATTTGGTACTTCGATAACCTTAATGGAGCATTTGAATTAACAGGCTATCAAGAGCACGGATTTATGTACAATCCATTGTTTGGCATGGAAAACAATGATGAAATGCAAGGGGCAGCTATGCGTATCATGAATCTAATTGATGCGTATGACCGAGCGTTATCAGATGCTAGTAGTGAGGTCGAATCGATGCGACTAGCGCTTCTGATCCTTCACAACATTGGATTACAACCAGAGGAAATTCAACAGATGCAAAAGTCAGGTGCTTTAGAAATATGGGGACCTGATGCTAAGGTATCGTTCCTAACCAAGAACGTTAATGACAGCATGATTGAACATTTATTAGAACGACTTGAAAAGAACATCATGCGTATTGGTAAGAGCGTAGATTTCACTAGTGAGGAATTCGCTTCGAATCTTTCAGGTATCGCTATTTTGATGAAAACAATGGCCTTAGAACATAAGTCAGGTACAGCAGAGCAAAAGAATCGCACCACCCTACAGTATCAATTCAAAGTTTTGTGTAGTGGATGGGCTAGACTTGGTTACTGTCAGCCAGAGGATTACCTAAAGGTATGGTTTGAGTTTAAGAGAAATCTTCCTAAGAACCTTCTTGAAGCTGCTCAAACATCACAGGCATTGAAGGGATATGTAAGTGAGGATACTCGTTTATCGTTATTACCATTCGTGGATGATGTAGCTGCTGAGCGAGAAGCAATGCAGGAAGATTTAAAAATATACGGTACCGACCTCGGCCCTCTTAACGAGGATGACGATGATGATCCAAAAGAAGTTGATGACTCATGAATCAACAGGAAATCAATCGTATCTTAGATGATTTAGAAGCTAAAGCCGAGAGAGACATTGAGGTTGTTTTTGCACGACGTTTAAAGACGATACTTGCTCAAATGTTGGAGATGCATAAGAAATTCGGGAAGAACGGCCAAGCTACCTGGACAGACGTTAACAAGTACAATCGCTTTAATCAAGAGATGAAATTAATTGCTCAACAACTCAACGCTGACTACAAAGAGATTATTAAGCTCATACAAGCGTCAGAGGAACGTCTTTACATTGAAAGATACTTATTGATGGCTTACCTCTTACAACAGTCTACGGGTGAGGAAATGGGCTTTAAAATACCATCTGCTGAGGTGATTCAAGCAGCGTTAACTAATCCTGTTGAGTTTTTGACGTTACCGAAGATATTTGAGGCTCATAGAGATGAAATTATCAGGCGTTTGAACATCGAGATAGCACAGAGTTTACAGGCTGGTGAAAGCTATACAGACATGGCTATCAGGATTGAAAATGCTATGGGATGGACAAGGAAGAAAGCTATCCTAGTTGCTCGTACTGAGGGTGGCCGAGTTAGATCACAAGTAGACCTAGCCATTGAGGAACAGGCGAGCAAAACAGCGAGACTAACTAAAGTGTGGATGTCGTCCCTTGATACGAGGGTTCGTAAGTCTCATAGAAAGCTAGACGGCCAGAAAGCTGATAAAGATGGCTACTATCATTATGGTAAGTGGAAATCGAAAGCACCAAGGTTATGGGGCATTGCTTCAATGGATATACAGTGTCGATGTCATACGATTTATATGGTTAATGGCAAGTTACCAGAGTACAGGAGAGGTCGGGACTACATGGACGATACCTACCAAAAGCAATTGGCCGCTCGTATTGATGCTTATATGTCTGATCTAGGGCTAACCTATAGACAAGCTTTTAACAAAGCGTATAAACAAATAAAGCCACCAAGCGTTACAGTTCCATTCATGAGTTATGAAGAATGGAGAAAACAATTCAGTGGAGAGGAGTAAAAGCAAAAGGTGATTTAATCCTTTTGCCTAATCTCTAAATAAACTGAGAAACTGATAGCAATAAACATCAATATTGAAAAAATAATTGTAGCAGTGGATTTGAGAGAGACTGATGTAATTATTAACACAAGAGAACAAATGATAATGGCTACACGTACTAAAATATTTGTTTTTTTACTTGGCTTTAAAAAATCTTCCAGTATGCCAAGAAAAAAACAAAACGCTATCAATACTAGATACTCATAAAGAAGTATTGGTTCTAAATATTCTGGACTAAACCTTGTTAACTGAATTGCAGAAATAAACATAAGAATATATTTTGTGTATTTAAAAATGCCTGACAAAGTATCACCTCATTTTTATGATAGTTAACTAAATAATGTAAGTCTAGATGAAATTTGGAGTAATTTTAGTCGTAGTCATACGGCTTTTTATTTTGTCTAAAAGGAGGTGAAGTACACAGTGTATTACCTTGTATGTCTTAAAACTAATGTAAGCATTTCTGTAGAAGATGTAACTGATGTTTGTAAGCACGATAATTTTGTGGATTTCTACAACAAAGACGTATTGGTTGCATCATTTAATGATGCAAATCTAAGTCATTTCTTACAAGTGGATAGAGAAACAGCGGAAACCTTCAAGAATCCATTTTTCAAAACATCTTAAAACACGATGTTGAAAATATGTCTTTTTAAAGCATTTGTAACGCTATAAAGAACAAATGACAAAGTGTTTCGTGGGCGTAAGTGTGCGAAGGACAGGAGGAAAACACATGCAAGTCAATTTTGAAGAATTAAAAACACTCGTTGAGGCTGGTGACAAGTCGGCTTTCGTTCAGCATATTTTCAAATCGTTGGAGAAAGGTGACGTATTAACGGCAGCAACAGCGAACGCAGCAATTAAAAGTGAGTTAGATTCCGAGAAGGATAAACACTACAATACAGCTTTAGAAACATGGAAATCTAACCACCTACAAGGATTAATCGATGAGGAAGTATCAAAGCGAAATCCTCAAGAAACGCCGGAACAAAAACGTATTCGTGAACTTGAAGAGAAACTACAGCAAAACGAACAGAAGGAACAGCGAGCTGCTTTACGTGAAAGTGCAATCAAGTACATGACTGAAAAAGGTTATGATGCGAAATTTGCAACTAAGTACGCTGACAAGTTTTTAGCATCTGATGAAACGGCTACAAATACGTTTTTAGACGAGTTTAAAACAGACTTCGATGCATTTGTCCAAGCAAGTGTAGAAGAGCGTATGAAAGGTTCTGCTCGCAATCCTGGAGGTGGCAGTCATACAGAAGGAAATGAACCTTCTTATGGCTCGAAGTTAGCTCAAGGTACTGAAGTAACGCAGCAAGCAGAGGAAGCACAAGGACATTATTTCAAATAACAGGAGTGAGTGATAATGGGGAAATTTGTAGTTACAGATTATGCAAGTGGTAAAGAGATCTTGAAGTACCCTGATCATCATGTCTCAATGACAGCTACATTTGATGATACAGGAATTACAGCGAATGCTGATGGTAAGAAGATTGTTCCTGCTGGAACGATTGTTGGTGGAGGCATGCTTGCTGATCGTTCAGTGAAAGCAAAGGCAGCAAACGATGCTACAGCAGAAGGTGTAAGTCGATATGATGTTGATGTTACCTATGGTCCAGCAGTTGGGGCAGTAGTAATCCATGGTTTTGTTGATTTAGCAAAACTTCCAGTACAGCCATCTGCAGAGGCAATTGGTGCATTAAAACAAATTACATTCATGAAATAAGATTAGGAGAGTGAAAGAGTATGCCAACAATTTATGATTTAGTGACAGCTGGTAACATTGCTGATTTTATCGTTACAACAAATTTAAACAAGAAGCCAGCGTTGGGCGCAGCTTTATTCCCAGCTGACAAACAATTAGGACTAGATTTATCGTATTTAAAAGGACGAGCTGGATTGCCAGTAGCTTTAAAGTCATCTGCATTTGATGCACAAGCACCTGTCCGTGATCGCATTGGAGTTTCTGCTATTCAAACTGAAATGCCATTCTTCCGTGAAAGAATGATAGTTAAAGAAAAAGAACGTCAGCAAATCAACACACTATTACAAGGTGGACAAACGAAAATGGCTGATGCAGTCATTAAATTTGTTTTTGATGACATGAAAACACTTGTAGATGGTGCGGAAGCGACAACAGAACGTATGCGTATGCAATTATTATCAGAGGGTAAAATCCAAATTGCATCAGAAGGTGCATATCATACGTATGATTACAAACTTGCAGCAGATCAATTCGAAACATTGACTGGTACTGATACATGGGATCAAGCTACTTCCACGCCAGTACAAGATATTTTGGCTTGGAAGAAGGCTGTGCGTAAGCGTACAGGTACAGAACCAACACGCGCTATCTTAACGAGTGCTACGTTTGCGTTAATTGCAAATCATGATTCGATTAAGAAAGATATGAATCCACTAGGTGCGCAAAACATCATCTTAACTGATGAAGATGTATTAAACTATTTATCTCGTAAAACAAACATGCAGTTTGCTATTTACGATGATATGTTTGTCGACGAGCACAGCATTACAAAATCTTACTTCCCAGATGGCGTTGTAACATTACTGCCTCCAGGTGCTCTAGGTAAGACAATGTATGGAACAACACCAGAGGAAAGCGATCTAATGACTGGTGTAACAGATGCTGATGTTTCAATTGTTAATACTGGTGTAGCAGTAACAACGAACAAAATTGTGCATCCAGTAAACGTTCAAACAATCGTTTCTCAAATCGCATTACCATCATTTGAACAAGCAGATAAAGTATTTATCGCAAAAGTAGCAACTATTTAAGGGATAGCAAAGAGCTATCTCTTTTTATTTTAAGGAGGGAAATATTATGCCTTACAACGTTACATTAGCCAAAAACGCAAAGGTAAATGGTAAACATTTAAAGGTTAGGGAAGTTGCTGAAAATGTTTCTGATGATTTATTTGAAGAACTACAGACAAAGGAACTTGTAGCAAGCTTTGAAGAAACCAAGCCGAAACGTCAAACAAAACAAACTGTTCAATCAGAAAATGCGGAGTAGGTGATCGTGATGACTTGGACACCTACAGATGAAGAGATTAAGTATTACAAGGTTATTTGTGGTGACAAATCTTCAACAAATGATGAATTTTACAAAGTTATGTTGCCATTAGTGCTCGATATGCTTAACAATCAATTGTGCCAAAAGTTTACACCTACCACTTTGCCAAGTGCTTTAAAAATTTTCCTAGCAAAAGCAACTAACTTTTTCTCTGGGAATGGTGCTTTAAAAGGGAGATCCATGGGAACCGTTTCTTATACCTTCGACTTTGGGACATTACCTAGTGCTTTAACTGATTTACTAAAGCCTTATGATGCATGCAGAAAGGCGAAATTTCATGTATTTCAGCCCGTTCGATGAATTTCCTCATACAGTTGAAGTGGTGGAGAAAAAGCGTATATCTGATGGTGCTGGTGGCTTTAAAACAGATTGGCATCCAGTAGATGACTTTGCTGCATTTGTGGATACACCATCTAGTAAAGAGCAGTATTACGCTCAACAACTTGGTAATCCGTTAGAACGCTATATGTACTATCCATATCGAACCGATTTAACTTCTAGCATGCGATTACGCTATGAAGGTGAAATATATGCATTCGCAGGTCGTGCTGAGGACCAGGGTGGTCAACACGAAATCATGCGTGTGGCATTAAAGTTGGTGACTGAATAATGGCTAGGATTACTTATTCAGGTCGTCAATTAATGAGAGCTGCACGTAGATTTGAAGAAGGGCTACTGGATAAGATATCAGATATTGTTTATGAGACAGCACGGCTTATACAAACACTGGCCAAGGCTCTAGCTCCTGTTGATGATGGTAGTTTGCGAGACTCAATTGAGATGAAGATGCTTGGGAAATACAATGCTGTTGTTACAGTTGGCGTTCATTACGCTATATACGTCGAGTACGGTACTGGTATCTATGCTCAAAATGGAAATGGCCGCAGAACACCATGGACATATTTCAGCACAAAGCTAGGGCGTTATGTAACAACAGAAGGGATGAAAGCTCAACAATTCTGGGGCCCAGCAGTTGATGCAGGACAAGAATATTTTAAAACAGAAATGAGGCGATTGGGCTTATGAGTAATTACTATGCCTTGCCTTTCTTTGAACTTCAAAAAGCTATTTTTCAAAAGTTAACTGCATGTGAAGCACTAACGGCCATCACTAGAAAAGATGAAGATGATCTTGGTGTTTATGATGCAGTAGACGAGAATACACCTTATCCATACGTGGCAATCTCGGAGCCTTATACGAGCCCATTTGATACCAAAACAAGCAATATCGAAACCATAACTTTTACAATCCACACATGGTGGAAGGATAACGATGATTACAGCGGTAAGCGTAAGACGTATGAAATGCTATCAGCTTGCCAGCAGGCTTTAATGATTCATAATTACATGATTCCTAATGGAAGGGTATTAAGTGTTACGAGACGTGATTCACGCGTTATAGATGATAATAGCCCTGGTGTGAAGCATGGCATTTTAACAATTCAATATAAAGTACAAAACATCTGACAGTCCTAAATGGGCTGTTTTATTTTAGGAGGGAAAACACTTATGCAAAACGGTAAAGACACGGTCTTACTCGTACAATTAGCAGACGCAGCACTTGGTTCAGACGGTTTTTTAATCGGAAATCTTACTGAAAATAGTTACTCACTTGAGAGTGAATTAGTAGATGAGCAAACGAAATTTGGTCGTATCTTAGCGTACGGCCAATCAAGTGAATCATTTGAAATCTCAGCTTATGGAGATAAAAAGGATCCTGGACAAAAGGCAATTCTTGATGCAATCCGAAACGAGAAACAATTAAAAGTGTGGGAAGTTGATTTGGCAGTAAATGAAGATGATACTCACGATGCAATCTTTGCCTACACGTTAGTTGAATCAGTGGAAAAGTCTTCACCAGGTGACGGTTTCCAAGAGATCTCTGCAACACTCCAAGTTATCGGGAAATCACAGCAAGGTAAACTACCTAAATTACCACAGGAGGTAATTGAGTTTGCGACATACGGCTTCGAAACACCTGGACAAAAATCGGGTGAATTCGGTAGTGAACAAACAGAACAAACACCAGAAGGATCTTAATAACGAGCACTCCATAGTGAGTGCTTTTTCTAATTAAAAAATTACTTAGGAGGCTATAACACATGGCTACATTAACGATTGCAGGTACACAACAAGAGGCGAAATTCGGATTTGCTTTTAAAAATCTAGCGGATAAAAACTACAACCAAAAAGATGACAAGGGCAATGAAGTAGGCGGCTTTAACTACATCTATACAGGCTTATTACAGTTTGATATTGATGCATTAAAAGCATTTTGGGATTGTGGTCTGGCTCATCTTGGCTCTAAAGGTCGACCGACAATCAAAGATATTGAAACAGCTATCGAAGATCGCATAGAAAACGATGGTGGCACAGAGGAGCTGTTTAGGGAGGCGTTTCGTGAAATCGATGCATCGGGTTTTTTCAAACGAGATGCGAAGACGTTTTGGAAGAACTTAGAACTATTCAAAACGACAGGCACAGACAAGGAAAAGGCAGAGAACGCTCAGGGCATTCAAATTCTCCTAGACGCGAAGGCGGAGCTGTTGAACGAAGCAAACGAGTCGCAGGATTAGAATGGTTCGAAGTCCTAACAGACGTTGCTCAGCACATGAATTTGTATGATGTCGACTTAATCATGTCTTGGACACCTAACGAGTACAAAGCTTTTAAAAAAGGTGCTTTACTGCAGGTCGTTGACAACTATGACAACATGGCTCGCATGGCTGTATTTAATCGCATAGCTGCTAACAAGAAAAAGCTACGAATCGAGAAGGATTTATTCGATGCAAAATCAGCACGTGATCGCATCACTGGTGGAGATAAAGCATGGAAAGAATCAAAGAAAATCGATACAACACGTCATGCTAAAGCTCAAGAAGCTATGAAGAAGTGGGCTGAAAACTTAAGTAAGAAAGGGTGAGATAGATGAACGGTAATTTTTCAGCGCGGATTGGTGCACGTATTACAGAGTTTATGGCTCGAATGCGCCAAGTGCAAAATACGATTCGTACAACGGCCAATGATGTACGTGTTGATATCGGTGCAGATGTATCCGAATTTAATCGTCGTATGGCTGAAATCCGTGCACGTATAGCTACTTTAATTCGAGAGCGAGTCGTCATAAAAATTGAGGCTAGGATTGAAGATTTCCAAAGAAAGATTCAACGAATAGCTTCTAATTTACGAGCTTTTGGTGAATTGGCACAACATACGATATCAGGTTCGTTAATCGCTGTCTTACCAGCAATTGTGCCTATTATTGCAAATGTTGGGGTTGCAATTGCTAACTTGGGTGTCATGTTAGGAGTAACAGCAGGTTCAGCATTTGCACTAGTAGGCGCGTTTACAGCGGCAGGTGCAGCAGCAGGAGCATTTGCAGCTGTAGCAATACCAACAATCAAGAAGTTGTTTGATGAAAATGCACAGTTAAATTCAGTGCAAAAGAGTGCTAAAGCCTCTTTTGACAACATGAAAAAAACATATCAATCGCTAGTTACTGAGACAGAAAAACCTGTCTTACAAGCTTTTACAAGTGCAATGCAATTTACTGATGCATTACTTACTAAATTAAGACCACTGTTTTTGTCTAGTGCTCAAGCAGTGGCAAACTTAATGGACCAACTTAATAAAGCGATAGCTACGCCACCAATTCAAAAGTTCTTGGATTACCTTAATACTAGTGGGGCTACAATGCTCGAAACGTTTAGTCGCTCTTTTGGCAACTTATTTAAAGGTTTACTATCCATGTTAACTGCTTTTGCTCCATTAAGTGCGAGTACTGCAAAAGGGTTTGAAGCGATGACAGCACGTTTTGCTGAATGGGCAAATGGCTTAAGTGATAGCGCAAAATTCCAATCATTCATGGATTATGTTGCGACGAATATGCCGAAGGTTCGAGCGATATTCCGTGATGCAACAGCAGGGGTTATTTATTTCTTCAGCGCATTTGCTGGATCATCACAAGGTATGATGGATGGTCTAGTTTCGATGATGGCTAGATTTAAAGAGTGGTCTGCTACATTAAGTCAAAGCCAAGGATTCCAACAGTTTATTGATTATGTACATCAAACAGCACCTAGTGTAATGAGTTTGATTGGAAACTTAACTAAATTCTTAGTAAACCTCGGGATTGGTATGGCTCCTCTTGGTGCAACCATTATCAACCTAGCAAATAAGTTTTTAGAGTTTGCTAATAGTTTGATGGAAGGTAATCGTACGATTGGTGTCCTGATAGCAGGATTTATCTCATTCGGCGGTATTTTACTTGCATTAGTACCTAACATCATTGCATTTGGGACATTATTTAAAGGTTTGATTCCAGCTATAACAAAGGTTGGATCGTCATTTATTGCATTTTTACCAAGGCTGAATACTTTGGGTACTACAATTGCAAATCTTGCAACTAGAGTAATTCCAGCATTAGGTCCAGCACTTGGAATCATAACAAGTAATGTAGGCATTGTAATTGGTGTGGTCACTGGCTTAATAGCAATTTTTGTAGGTTTATACAATACAAACGAAACATTCCGTAGTCAGGTGCAAACAGTTTGGGCAGCGATTAAAACAGCTATCTCAACAGCTGTTACAGCAGTAGGAAGCTTAATTTCATCGGTCTGGTCACAAATCACCTCATTCTGGAATGAGAACCAAGAAAGCATTAAATCTACTGCATCCACTGTGTGGAAAGCTATTGGGAATGTTATAACAACAGTTATGTCTGCAATCGGTGCAATTATGCAGTTTATATGGCCAGTCGTAAAAGCGATTATTGTTTCCACTTGGGAAGCAATTAAGAACGTCATTAACGGAGTAACTAAGGTAATCCTAGGAATCATTCAAACCTTCTCATCATTATTCCAAGGTGACTGGAAAGGCGTATGGGATGGTATTAAACAAATACTTAATGGTGCACTACAAGCTGTATGGGGTGTTGTTAATCTCTATTTCGTAGGTAAATTACTAGGACCATTAAAGGCATTTGGTTCAACAGCTAAGACGTTTTTACAAGGTGTATGGACAGCAATTAAAGGTATCTTTACAAATACTTTAAATACATTAAAAAGTTTGGTTACTTCTGTTTTCAATAGCATGAAGTCAACAATAACGTCAGTTTGGAACAGTATCAAAAGCTTCTTCACAACGGTGTTAAACGGCATTAAATCTGTTTTCACGAATATTTGGAGAAGTATCGCGACATTCTTAGATAATTTATTTACGAGTATTTCGGGTCTTGTACGTTCTGTATGGAATGGAATTAAGAATGTTATTTCAAGCATTTTAAATGCTATTGCTAATGTTGTGAAAAGCATTTGGACAGGAATTAAAACAGCGACGACATCTATCCTTAATGGTATTAAATCAGTCATAGATAAGATTTGGAACGGATTTAAAACAACTGTTACGACAGCGATGGATAATGTAAAAACGGCTGTTGTGAACGGCTGGAACAAGGCCAAATCGTTCTTAGAAAGCGTTAATCTACATTCAATAGGACGCTATATTATTCAAGGCCTTGTAAATGGTATAAGCAGTATGATGGATAGTGTTAAGTCGAAAATATCCGAAATTGCTAATGCTATACCAGAAAAATTTAAGAAATTGCTTGGAATTCACTCGCCCGCGCGCGAGATGATTGGGCCAGGGGCTGATGTTGTAAATGGCATTTTGGTTGGCGTAGAAGGTCGTTCGCCAGCTCTAGAAAAAGCCATGGTTGAAATGGTCAATGTCATACTAAAAACTGTTGACAATTCAAATGCCCAAGTCGAAAAGTTAACCAAGGAAAATGCTACTAAACTTGCGAAGATCGAAACAGACAAAGCGTACAGCATACAGCAAATCCATCTGAAAGCACAGGCTGCTAAGCGTAAGTTAACTGCAGCTGATCTAGCGCATATCAAAAAGCTAGAGGCAGATGCAGCAGCCAAATCTATTGCTGCTCAAGAAAAATACGCTGAAAAGATTAAAGCCATTCAGGAAAAAGCCGACACAGCTCGATTAGACTCAGTGAAAAGCTTTATCGAAGGTAAACGAGAGTTAGAGTTAATTAGCAACGCGCAAGAAGCTAGATTGTGGGAAGAAGCGCTCAAGACGTTTACTGATGGCACTACTGCTAAAATCAAAGCGCAAATTCAGTACAAGAATGCCTTGAAAGCTGTAAGCGAAGAGCTTGCTACTATTAACGAAACGTATTCCAGTAGAATCAGCGAAGTTAATAAGAATCTGAAAGAAGAAGAAGAGAAGCTAACAAAAGTTTATGAAGATGCGGTTAAAGATCGTGAAAAGTCTTTACGTAATCTTGGCGGAATCTTTGAAGCGTTTGAAGTAAAGATTGATAGATCAGGTAATGATCTTCTTAATAACCTAAAGTCTCAGGTCGACGGATTTAAAGCTTGGCAGGCTGAAGTAGAAAAGCTATCCGAAAAGGCTATTGACAAGGGGCTACTTGAAGAATTACGTCAAATGGGTCCAGCAGCACTTGGTGAGTTAAAAGCGCTTAATTCTTTATCTGAGCATGAGCTTAAACAGTACAGTGATATGTATCAAGAAATGGGCGAACTTGCTCGTACACAAGCTGAGGCCGAGTTCAAAGGATTAAAAGATAGCACGCAATTAATTATAGCTTCCATGACTGAAAATGCTGAGATAGAGCTAGATAACCTTCACAAGGAATGGACTGCAGCTGTTAAAGGAATCACAGAAGCTACTAGTGACGGTTTCTCCTCATTACCGGAAATTGGTAGACAAGCCGGACAAGGGCTTTTAAATGGACTATCTAGTATGCAAGGGCCTTTAGAGGCTAAAGCGCGGGAAATAGCTACATCCATTGCTACGACGATGCAATCGGCTTTAGACATCCACTCGCCCTCACGCCTGACACGAGATCTGATAGGGGTCAATGTCGTAAAAGGGGTTATTGTTGGTATAGAGAGCATGAAGTCTTTAGCGCTTAAAGCAACGCTTAATATGTCTCAGTGGTTTGTACCAAAGGTTCCAACTAATCAACTGAACGCTACGCTTGATACAATTGGCAGTTTACACGATAAGTTGGTTGAATTAAGCGAACATTCTGCTGATGAACGCATTAAGATTGAAGAAGATTACAACAAGCAAATGGCCGTATTAAATAAAGAGAGAGAAAAAGCTCTATACGAATATATTGACGCAGTAAATGCAGCACAAGGCGGTCATTCTTTTGAGGTTGGCGATGCGTATGATCAATATTCTCAAGTTACAGAGCAAATCGATGAAGTCACGGCTGCTTATAAAGAGCAATTAGCTGTAATTGAAGAAAGTCTTAAAGAGCGATTCGAAGTAGAAAAAGCTTATGTAGAACAGCGTAAGAAATTCAACACAATGTCACTTGCTGATGAATTAGAAGCGTATCAAAATTTCTTAGCAAACTATGCAGAAGGAACAGAGGAACGCATCTACTACGAAGAAAAGATTGTTGAAGCAAAAAAGGCTATCCATAACGAGCTTGTGAAGATCAACGATGACTATTTGAAAAAGATACAAGATGCTAACCAAAAACTGATCGATGGTGAAGCTGCTTTAAATAAAGCTTATGAAGATGCTGTCTCATCACGTAAGCAGTCACTGTACAGTACTGTTGGATTATTTGATGCAGTTAGTGAAAAATCAGAAGTATCAGGTCAAGAATTAATTAGTAATTTACGTGGTCAAAATGATGCCTTTAAGGACTGGATGTCTGATCTTCAGTCATTAACAGCAAAAGGATTGGATAAAGGGTTATTAGCAGAATTACAAGCCATGGGTCCTAAAGCAGCGTCAGAAATTGCAGCACTCAACGGATTAAGTGAAGCTGAACTTGCAGAGTACACAGCGCTTTGGAAAGAAAAATCCGAACTTGCTCACACGCAATCGATATCTGAACATGAACAAATGAGGTTGGATACAGAAGCACAAATACAAGCATTACGCGAATCTACAGCGGCTCAACTTGATATGTATGCGGCAGAATGGCAAGCAGCTGTGTCAGAAATCAGAGAGGGTACAAAAGACGAGTTTAATTCCATGGTTGCTGATATGCCTGAGATTGGTGGTAATGTGATCAAAGGCATGCAGCAAGGGCTATCTGAAATGACACCTGCTTTACTTGCGCAAGCCCAAGCAATTGCTGAGGCAATTAAGAAAACAATTCAGGATGCCCTTGATATCCATAGTCCAAGTCGTTGGGGTAAAAAGTTCGTGGGTCATAATCTCATAAAAGGCATTATTATTGGTCTTGCAGACATGAAATCGGATGCCATAAAAGCTGCTGAAAGAGTAGCCGAGTGGATTCAGCCTCATGTAGAAGTTAGTGATATTATCAACGATATCAGTGGTGCCATCGATGCAATCCAAACAGAGATTGAACATAAGGTTAAGGTTGATGTAGAAGTAAATGGTGCAGCAGAACAAACTTCCAAAGGTAAGGAAGTACACCAAGAAGTACACTTACATTCACCAACACCGCTAAGTCCAGCAGAAAACGCACGACAATTGAAAAAAGTAGCGCAACAAATGGCTTACAATTAATTAAAGGAGAGGTCGCTTAGTGGAGACAGTCACATACACAAATCGCTTTGGAGAGTCCGTCACATTTGGCGGTCCTCCTTTTTATTTGCAAAATATTGAGGGTTTGGGAGATGTGTCAGCTAATCTCCAAACACAAAAAGTACCCTATGAGGACGGTAGTACATTAATAGATGTACTGCTGGATGAACGTTCGATAGATATTACATTTCTTATCGTAAATGCATTTGATGAAGGTGGATATGAAACTGTATCAAGGCGAAGAACAGAAGTTGCACGTATTGTTAACCCGAAGTTAGGCCCTGGCACCTTACTTTATGAAAATGATTATTTAGTACGAGAGATTTTAGTAGTTGCATCAAGTGTACCAGCTTTTCCTGATGGTGACGGGAGAGCTAAAACATTACAAAAAAGTATGATTAATTTTGTCGCACCTGATCCATATTGGCGCAGTCTTAAAATCGATGAAGAGCCAGCCTTTCAACCATTGTTCCAGTTTCCTTTTAGTGGCCCGTTTCAAATGGGTATGCAGCGTGACAGACGTATCATTAACAATGATGGGGATGTTGCGGCACCGTTGTACATTGAGTTTTTCGGACCAGCAGATAACCCTAAAATCGAAAACGTAACAACAGGTGAATTCATTAAAGTAAATCAAACGCTCGCCGAAGGTGAAAAGATGGTGATTGATACAACACCAGGCACGAAGTCTGTTGAGTTTGTCGATGAGGGTGGATCTCGCAGAGATGTTATCAACTGGCTCGATTTAGACAGTGTATTTTTTAAGTTGCAGCTAGGTGAAAACGACATTAGTTATACAGCTGACAATGATGTACAGGGGGCAATCGTAAACATTAGCTACCACAAGCGCTACAACGCAGTATAGGAGGGATACATGTGGCTGAAATATTTAAGTTTTTTAATAGTGCACCAGGAGATGAGCGTTGGCATTATGCGAGTGATTTTGCAGATTACTTTGGAGATGTACTATCTAGTGGCTTGCTTCATAAAGACGGAACACCCAATCTATTAGTGAAGGTAAACCATGGTACCATGCAGACAATTATAGAACCGGGTAAAGCATTAATGCAGGGGTACCAATACAAAAATACAACGCCACTTTTTTTAACACATGGGTTGCCAGAACCAGATGTTGATCGGATTGACCGTATTGTTTTGAGATTGGATAAACGGAATAATGCACGATACATTAGGCTGTTTGTAAAAGAAGGGGTGTCAGCTGAAAATCCAGTTGCGCCTACTTTGCAACGCGACAATTACGTATATGAAATATCATTGGCACAAATTAGGGTAATGGCAAATACAGCTTCACTAGAACAGCTAAATCTCGTGGATGAACGGATGGATGAGGATCTATGTGGCATTGTTTATTCACTCATTAGTGTCCCAACTAGTGTGTTCCAACAACAATGGGATCTTTGGTTTAATTCAATAAAGGATGGGGTGGAAGCAGAAGTAATAGCGTGGCAGTTGCAGGAGATGGCAAATTTTGATGCTTGGCAAGCACAGGAAAAAGCGAATTTTGACGCTTGGTTTGCATCGATTCAAAATATTTTAGATGGTGATATTGCAGCAACATTAGCTGCTAAAATTACAACGCTAGAACAAGGTTTTGAGGCTCATGAAAACAAAACAGCAACTACTTCGACACCTGGACATGTAAAAATAGTTGATTCTGTAAGTAGTGAATCAACCACTGAAGCAGTTACACCTAGAGCAGTTAAACAGGTAAATGACACGCTAACAACCCATGCAGATGATTTTACAAGTCATGTTAGGTTTGGCGTAACTTCAGAAGCAGATGCAAAAACTATCACCCTTACACCTGCACCAACGTCACTAGTTATGGGCATGGGCATTGCATTTGCTAATACTGTAGACAACACTGGCCCTGTAACATTAAATGTTAACGGATTAGGAGTAAAACCAGTTATTAATTCAAAGGGTGAACAATTAAAAGCAGGAGCGTTACGAGCGAATAGTATTTGTACAGTGAGGTACAATAATGGAAATTTTATCTTACAGGGTGATGGGAGTGGTCAAGATATACCAAACATTTTAGAGGGATTAAACGAAATTAGGGACATTTCAGAATCTTATGCTATAACTACTGCTGTAGCAATTAATGGTGTTTTTGTTGGCACTAACTCAGCAGTAAAAGTGACTAATAATGTTAATGGTACAGCAGTAGGTGCTTACTATGAACTAAATAATGGTTTTAGTCAGACTAACATTGCAGGAATTGCAAATACGTTAGGTTTGTATGTTGAAACAGATGATTCAGCTTTTTATTCGGTAGGAGTATCTACAATAGCAAAGTATATTAATAAAGGACAAGATAGAGTTTATTATATTACTATGGGTGCATCATACAACAAAGCATTTAACTTATCTAATGAAGATGTTTCAGATAATGCAGGGCATGTATTCATTCGTGATATTAAAAACATATATAAAGTTCGTACTTCAGATGGTGCAATTATAAAAACATTTAACCATATTATTTCAGGTGATTTAGTAGAATACTGTGTTAATGTAGAGGACCAAGCAGTGTACATCATAGATACTCAAAGAAGAGTAAAAAAGTTGAACTTTGATTTAGTTCAAGTATGGGAAAAAACTGGTTGGGCTATGTATGAACCTGCTAGTACAATTAACATCAAAATAACAACTGGTAAGGGTAGACATCCTGTAGTGATGCACGTTGTTAATGGTAACCTTGATACTGTATATTTTACTAAATTTGATAAAGATTCAGGTGAAATAATATCCAGTAAAGTTACAAGAAATGTACCATTATCCAATGCTGTCAATTATAATTCTATTGGTTATTTTGGAGGTTCATTGGTATATTTTGATGATTTCGGGATGTTTTATTTTGACCCCGATACTTATGATTATCTTAGTAAAACTACTTCTATATGGGGTGAAACACCGTCTATATCAACAAAAATAGCACCTGCTAGAGATGGTAAAGCTATAGGTATTGGCGAAAGTGGTAGTCAAGGTAGACTATCTTTTATAAAACCTAAATATAAAATATTAGAACAATGAGGTGTTTAGATGGTTTATTTAAGTGGACTTGTTCATGTAAGTGGTGATGTGTACAGGGTAGGAGGTAGGCATTATAGACCGTTTGATGTAAACGTTGGGCTTGGCAAAACAAAGGAAGAATTAGAGCAAGTAGGTGTGTTGGTAGACAACTTACCAGAACCAAAATACGTTGTAGGAAAATTAGATGTACTCTATGTTAATGCTGTAACTAAAGAAACATACTACGAGTATGTTGACGCACCACTCACTGAGGATGAAAAGTATGGTCAAATAAATGAAGCGTTAGGCGTTGCTTTATTGGAGAATGCAGCAGATAAGGTGCGGATTGTAGAGCTTGAAAAAACGCAAGGCGAGCTGCTTATGGAAGTAGCCATGCTAAAAATGGGAGGTAATTTATAATGTGGTATGCAACTGTAAAAAGATATTATGACACAAAACATCCATCTTACAATGACGAGAGTTTAAAGATTTTTGTAAAAGCAGCAATGATTACTGTCGATCAGTATGAAACTATAACAGGTATTGATTACGTAGACGCAGCATAAAGCTAGCGTTATTTTTTTGTCTGAATTCAAAGGTAAATAAACCCTTTTGTCGAATTATTATAGACAAGAGGATGGTGAGAAAAATGTATGTAGAATATCAAATCAATTTAGATTATGCAGATGGAAAAGTAAGTGAGAGTAAATCTTATAGATTTGAAAATGCTGAAACAAGAAATATGGTTTTTAACCAAATTGTTTCGGATTTTTCAAATGATATAGTTGATATGAATCATTTAAGGCAATTCGGTGGTATTACGATTGATTCATATGATTATTATGAACCCAACTTAAGTACAATTGCACCGTTTGTTCCACATGCTTCGTTCAATATGGCTGTATTAGATGAAATATTGAATTTGTTGGAGCAAAAATCTAAAAACAGTTCAATTAAGATAAAGTAAGGCACTCTCATCGTAGGGTGCTTTTTATTATGCAAAAGAAGGTGATCACATTGCTAAACATTCCACTAAGAATCATTGATGATGATTTTAATTTACTTGGTGAAGTTGATCAATACTCATCAGTACAGATAGGTATCTCCTGGTCTGACATTGGAGAATTAGAGCTACAAATCAACCGTTACCTGCAGCATGCTGATAAGCTGATAAAGGGTAACATCGTCTTTCCATATAACCGATTGGACCAAGCCTATATTATTCGTCACCGTGAAATTGAGTTAGATGAAAACGGCAAACAAACAGAGAATTGGCGAATTAAAGCTTTATCACTTAAAACCTTTACATCACAACGCTTAATTTATCCAGCACCAGAAAAAGCGCATGAAGAGGTTACTGGTGATGTAGAAACAGTCATGCGGCATTTTGTTGACACGCAAATGATTAATCCAGTTGATCCTAACCGTGTATTCCCTAACCTTGTGCTAGCTGATAATCAAAATCGAGGTCCAGAAATTGAAGAAAAAGCACGCTATGACCCTTTAAATGAAAAGCTCAAAGAACTATCAGAACTTCATGGATTAGGTTGGAACATAGAGCTTGACCTTCAAAATAAACAGTTCGTATTTGTGATAAATGAAGGGCGTAATTTAGTAGCTAATCAAGTCGGATTGCCACAGGCCATCTTCAGTACAGAATTTGAAACGATTGAATCACTCGAATACACCGAAAGTGATCTGGAATATAAGAATTTTGCCATCGTTGCAGGGCAGGGTGAGGGCATCTATAGAAAAATAGTTCAAATCGGTGAAGCTGTTGGAAAAGATCGATATGAAATGTTTGTTGATGCACGTGATTTAACTACTAATGCTGGACTAGTCAAGCGAGGTAATGAAAAGCTGGCCGAACATGCTCAGGAAGTTTACTTAGGTGGCCAGATATTGACTACATCACGACTTATATATGATGAAGATTACAGCGTAGGCGATATGGTCACGGTTCGTGATAAAGGTTGGGGTGTGACCATGGATACCCGAATTACTGCAGCTAAAGTGATTTGTGAGTACGGCATGCGAAAAGTTGAGGTCGTGTTTGATAATGATAAGCCTACCTTTATTAGCAAGATGAGGCGTGAAATTGATGCATTGAAGTACGAGTTGAAAAAATAGACACAAATAACCAAGTAATTTGTCTGTAAAAGAAGGGAATCATTACCTTTTGTCGAAAAGTTGTAGGTAAAAGGAGGTAATAAATTTGAGTAAAGTAAAATTAATAGCGAATGAAAGCCAAATTAAATTTGAACAAGAGGTAAATGAATTTTTAGAAAGCGTTTCGGATGAACAAATTATCAGCATTCAATATGCACCTACACCTACTGCTATTGCCACTCATACTGAGTTCGGTGTTTATCCATGCGTTGAATATTCTGTGCTAATTCGTTACAAAGACTAGATAAGTTAAAGCATTCCTTCGGGAGTGCTTTTTATATTACAAGAACCAGCAATGCACTGTGCCGAGCAGTGCTATTTTTATTGATGAGGTGATTCACATGGAGCAACGAATGGGAAGATTAGAAAATGACATGACTGATGTAAAAACGCGTCTGGCTGTTGCTGAATCAAATATTAAGGAAATTCGCGAGGATATAGGCGGAATTAAAGATAATACAACTTGGATTTTAAGATTAGTTATTGGTGGACTAGTGGGAGCATTGTTGACCTTTATTATAAAAGGAGGAATGATTTAATATGAAAATTAACTGGAAAGTACGTCTTCAACATAAGCTCTTTTGGGTATCATTAATCGCATTATTACTTGTGCTCGCTAATCAAATAGCCGGCATTTTTAATGTTGATATTACGATTTACAACGCTCAAATTACAGCCATTTCAGAGACTGTATTAAGCATTTTAGGCTTGTTTGGTATTATTATTGATCCGACTACTGTTGGTACTTCTGACAGTACCCAGGCGCTTAAATATGATGCACCTCGAAAGGAAGATGATAAATGACTTATGAAATTGAAAAACGTTTGATGTCAGGATTGCCAAACTATGCTTTATCGGCTGTAAAGTATGTAATTGCTCATGAGTCAGGAAACCCAAATAATTGCGGCCCTGATGCATTAGAAAATGAAATTGCCTATATGAATCGAAATAAAGCCAATGCATTTACCTCCCACTGGGTAGGAGGTGGTGGACGTATCGTACAAATTGCTCCAGTTAATCGTGTGCAATACGGTTGTGGTCCTAAGGGGAATCCACTTAGCTATGCCCAAGTAGAATTGGCTCGAACTAATGACAAGGAACAATTCAAGAAGGACTATGCTGCTTATATTTGGTTGTTGAGAGAGTTAGCAAAAGAGGCTGGAATACCTATTGTATTAGATGGCAGTGGAAATGGTATCAAGTCACATCGATGGATCACGAATACTTTAGGCGGTACAACACATGTTGATCCATTCGCCTATTTAGCGAGTATGGGAATCTCCGAGGCACAATTCAAGCTAGACATTTTAAATGGCTTGGAAGAAGTAAAAGGGGCGCAATTTACAGAAGCTAAAGTTATGCTTAATGATTGTAAAATCATTCCTGCAATTATTAAAGACAATAGGACGTATGTGCAAGTGCGTGAGATTGCTGATTTGTTGGGGCTGAAGCTCGTTTATAACAACGAAAGCAAAACAACAAAGTTGTATGAGATTAAAAGATAAAGACAAAGACCAAAATAGCTAAACTTGCCACCTTGGTCGTTAATATTACTATTACTTTTTCCGATTTTTCAGGTTTTTCCGTGTAATTAAAATCGCCACTTGGCAAATCAAATCTTTCATATGTTTTAAACCTTCCTTTCCATTATAGTGATCAATAATTACTTGTTCATTGTAATATACCAATATTTATGTTTTTATTCAATAAATGCCCAGGTACTCATTAGTTTGAGCCTGGGCATTGTAAATTATGCTATCACTTTTAGTGCGTTATAGTCGTAACCTTCCCACCCTTGCTCTTCAGCGTAAACATCCATGTTTACTCCAGATAACTCGATTGCTTCTTCAACACTAATTGAGTGGTTTGACACAATCTTAGCAATTACTTCAACATCCGATTCACTGTGTACATAAACTAATTTCATTTTCCATTCCTCCTGTGTGTTTATTTTGGCTGGGTTTTACTCTTTGTTGTTAAATTAATAATAACCTATTTAGGTTAAAAAAATCAACCTAAACGGGTTAAGTTTGGTTTATTTTTTTACGACTTGTTCCATAAAATCTGATGTGACAATCCATGTTGTAGCAGATAATCGAATAAGTTCATCTTTTACCCATCTATCTATTTTATCTTGACCAACAACTGAAGGTTTAAGTTTATTTTTTAAAGTCTGCTGGTTTACACCATAGCGATCCGCAGCCTCAGCAATTGTCATATAATCATTTATTGTTTTCATCTTCGTCTTTCGCCTCCTTGATTGGCTCAGCCCCATACCAATACTCCATTAGCATCGTAGATAATATCCAAGTTCCTTGCTTACTACCATCGCCAACAGAATACTTAGCCCAACCTTTATTGATAAATGTTTCTAATGTTCTGTTTTTACGAGCCACTTTTATACGATCTTTAAGTCTATCGCTAGTTATTCCCCAACGACTCACAGCTTCTCCTAGCGTCATATACTTATCTATTTCGGAAACATTAACTTTGTGTTCACATGTTGGATTATGATACAAAGTACCAGTTTTATATGACCTTGTATAACCGCATTTATTACATCTACAAAGACGAGTTTTATTGTCTATTTCTTCAACGATTTCCCAATCACCAAAAACGGCACCAATATTATATGCTTTTTTTGAACAACCACAAGATTTTGAAAACCCATTTAAGAGTTGATAATGTTCAACATCTTTTGTATTGCCGCAATCACATATGCATTTGTAATAATAATATGTCCGTTTGTTTTTCTCTTTGGTATAAGATTTGTCTATAACTGATAATTTTCCGAATCGTGTTCCAGGTTCAATGTCTTTACGAAGAGTTTCTTTTTTATTTAAATAAGGCATATGATATTGATGCTCTAATTCTATTCTCGCATCAATTGCTCTTTCTTTGTCATTAACTAATGATGATCTGTATGTTTGCCCACCTACTGTGATTTGTGCATACCATTTTTGTCTAGCTTTATGAAAATAAACACCTTTTATTCCACTCGAACTATCAGTACGTAATTTAGCTAACAAGAGAGAAGTGTTAACACCATCCACACGCTCCTTATCATAACCATCTACAAAATTAATCTTCTCCTGTTCCTTCTTTAAACAACCACAGGATTGAGTATCGCCATTTGTTAAATACGTAGAGGGTACTAATACAGGATTGGGATTTCCACAGCTGCACTTACATTCCCAAATGACTTTACCATGTTTTCTTTCACTGGTTGGTGCTATTGCTGTTAATTTACCAAATCTTTGTCCTGTTAAATCAACTTTATGATCTCCATCTTTTAATGCACACCCACATGATATTGTTTTGCCTGATTGCAAGTGGCTTTGTCTTATTTCCTTTGTTGGGCTTCCACAATCACATTGACACAACCAGTATCTATGTGTACCTCGCTTAGTGGTTTCCTCAAGTACAGTTAAGCGTCCAAAACGTTTCCCAGTTAAATTTAATTTTTGGCGACTCATTATGCAAACAACGCCTTCACTTCATTTTGAGATAATTCAACCACTTTGCCCTTACGGATAGTTGCATATTCACGTCCACGTTGAGCACAATTTACGTCGTACACTTTTCCTTCTTCAAGAGTAAAGAATAAGCCACGAATGTTCTCATCTTCTTGACCGTTGATGAACTGGCGGTTGAAACCGTATTTAGCATCTAAACCAACTATTTCAGCAACCCAAGTTTTGTGTTTGCGAGAGCCTTCAGCAAGTTGAATAGTTGTAGTAGAAGCAGTTAGTTTAACGATAGACCAAGCCATTTTAAGAGCTTCTGCGAAATATTCTTTTACTTTACCACCGAATTTAACTGCACCTTCTTTAGCGATTTCCCATGCGATTGTCATAACGTTTTTCATAACTACCATCTCCTTTACTATCCCTTTTGTTAATCCTATTATAACCCAACTAGGTTATAAAGTAAACCTAATTAGGTTAAATTTTTTTATTTGTTTTAGACCCTTTCTTATTTCCAGAAATTTTATCTTGTCAAAATACAAACATCTGTTCTATTATGTATACAAACAAGTGTTCTTGTATAAAGTAATAAAAAGAACATTTCAAGTATTAGGAGGAAACATTGATGAGAGAACAACTGGTTAAAGCTATGCAGCGTAATCAATTAGTAAACATGATGTATGTATCTAAAAATGGGTCTGTAACAAAAAGGCGAGTTAAGGTTATAAAAATCGTTGGCGATTCATTTCAAGCATTCTGTTTCATGAGACAAACAAAGCGTACATTTTTAATCAGTAGTGTTCTTGCTGTTGTTCCAGTTGTTTATAAGGAGCGTGGCGTTGTATGAATTATGAAGGAATGCCTGACAAACCAATCATTTGTATCGATATGAAAAGCTTCTATGCCAGCTGTATCGCTATGTTAGAAGGGTTGGATATACTGAAGGACCCAATTGCAGTTGTCGGCAATTTTAGTCAAGCAGGCAGTGTGGTGTTGGCTGCGTCTCCAGTCATGAAAGAAAGATTCAAAATTAAGACAGGGAATCGTCGTTATGAAATTCCTAAGCATCCAGATATTAAGTTGTTTGAACCAAAAATGTCCTTTTTTCTAGAGATGTCCATGGCCATTACGCGTCTGATTTCTAACTATGTTCCTCCAGAGGCTATCCATGTTTATAGTGTGGATGAAAGCTTTGTTGATCTGACTGGCACTGAAAAATTGTGGGGCACAGCTGAAGAAACTGCCAAAGAAATTCAGCGAGCTATACTTGATCAATTTAATGTACCTTCAGCGGTTGGTATGGGACCTAACATGCTTATGGCTAAATTAGTGCTAGACATAGAAGCTAAGAAAACGGGCTTTGCTAGATGGACGTATGAAGACATTCCCGAAAAACTATGGCCTGTACGCCCCTTGTCAGAAATGTGGGGCATAGGTAAGCAGATGGAAGCCAATCTTAATAAAATGGGTATTCAAACAGTTGGAGGTTTAGCTAACACAGATCTTGATGAATTAGAAAAGCAGTTTGGTGTTATGGGCAATCAGTTATATCATCATGCTTGGGGCATCGATTTATCAAAATTGGGTGAACCTTTAGTCAAGAATCCATCACTAAGCTTTGGTAAAGGTCAAATGCTAATGCGAGATTATCACACACGAAAAGAAATATCAGTAGTACTCCTTGAAATGTGTGAGGATGTAATGAAACGCGCAAGGGATGCAGGTTTTGTTGGCCGCACCATTAGCTTAGGATTATCGTATAGCCGTAATGCTATGACGAAAGGGTTTCATCGTTCTAAAACAATAAGGATGCCTACTAATGAAACACTTGAAATGTATAAAGTCTGTATTGAATTACTCGATGAGCATTTTGCAGGGGAGCCAGCTCGGCAGCTATCTGTCCGTATTTCCAATTTAGATCGCGAGCACAGTATCCAATTAGATTTGTTTGATGAACGAAAGCCACAAAGACAGCTGATTGGCCCTACCATGGACGCCATTAGAAATAAATTTGGATCAACTGCAATATTACGTGCTGTGTCATTTACTGGAGCAGGGACAGCTATAAACCGTGATCGTTTAGTTGGCGGACATTTAGCATAGGAGTGATTTTAGGAGTGATTTGATGATAAAAGAGAGAGGTAATATTTAATCAATAGTATAATTATAGGTAGGATGTATAGTATTTAATGATACATCCTACCTTATTTTTTTATTGTTGTTTAT